ATTAGATGCAGTAGCCGAAATTGCAGATTTAATTGATCTTGACCCTATGGCATTAGGCGCTATTACTATGGCTGCTGGTGGCGGGGAACGAGGCGCTAAGGCTGCTGGAGAGGCGGCTATAGCTGCTGGCGAGCTAGAAGTCCCTACGATTGAGACGGAGCCTAGAACTGTAACAGGCGGCCTTGTTCGAGGTGTTTCACAGTTTTTAACAGGGTTCTTGCCAGCATTAAAGGCAGTAAAAGCCACGGGTAAAGCGGCACCATATATTGCAGGAGCGATAGCTGACTCTGCTGTATTTGATCCAATGGAAGCTCGATTATCAGACTTGGTGGAAGAAGTACCGGCATTATCGAATCCAGTAACGGAATATCTTGCTTCGAGCCCAGACGATACAGCCGCACAAGGTAGATTTAAAAATGCTGTTGAGGGTTTGGCACTTGGTGGTGCTACTGATGCATTGCTATCAGCAGTCAAGTTTATTAAGTCTGGAAAAGATATTAGGCAAGTTGCAGAAGAAACTGGCCAACCTGTCGAAGATGTAATAGACCAGACTGTTAGCACAGATGTTGCTATTGCCAGGCAAGTAGATGGCACTCCTGAACCTGAATTCATCCCATTTGAGAAAGCTGCTGAAGACGCTAGCATTACGGTTAAAGTTCCAGAATTCAAAACTGGCGCAAAAAAGGCAGAGCCAGAACGAGCGCAGAACATCAATCTTGCACGATTAAATACAACCGAAGATGTGCAGAATTTGCTGGATAGGGTTGCCCAAGCTGATTCTAGGGGTATCAACAAGGCTCGCAGAGAAGTAATCACTAACGAAGAATTACCGAAATTAGCTGATGATCTTGGCATGACGGTTGATGACTTGATGAACCGTCGTCAAGGTGAAGCATTTAACGCAGAGCAAATTCTAGCTGCTAGAAAGATTCTTGTGGCATCTGGCGAAAACTTGATGCAACTATCAAAATTCGCTTCTGATGGTGGCGACATGGAATTAGCTTTGTTCAGGCGAGCTATGGGTCAACATCGTGCTATTCAGCAACAAGTTTCTGGCATGACTGCTGAAGCTGGTAGAGCATTGCAATCTTTCAACATCATTGCCGAAAGCTCACGAGCACAACAACGAGCCATTAAAGAGGCTTTAGAAGCTAGTGGCGGTTTAGAAGTTAATCAGAAAATGGCTCAGATGTTTGCTGAGTTAGACGATCCTGCACAAGTAGGCAAGTTTGTACGAGATGCTAATAAAGTTACCAGTGCAGATATGCTTTATGAGGTATGGATTAATGGGCTTTTGTCTAGCCCTACCACGCACATGGTAAACATTCTTTCCAATACTATGGTAGCTGGATTGACTGTAGGAGAGCGTAGGCTTGCAAGGGCGGTTGGTGGAAATATTCCGCCTGGAGAAACTACCGCTCAGATGAAAGGTTTTGTTGATGGCGCTCGTGATGGCTTACGGCTTGCATGGAAAGCGTTAAAGACTGGCGAACCTATTGATGTAATGGAAAAGGTCGAGGTAGAGAAACGTCGATCTGTTTCTGGAGAATCATTAAACATTGCAGGGCCAGCAGGACGGTTTGCAGATTATCTTGGCGAGTTTGTCAGGATTCCAGGCCGGTTGCTAACTGCTGAAGATGCGTTCTTCAAGTCTATCGGTTATCGCATGGAGTTAAGTGCTCAAGCCTATCGACAAGCATTTAATGAAGGTTTAAAAGACGAGGCTGCTGCAATTCGGGTCTTAGAGATTATTGATAACCCACCTGAGAACATAAAGCTATCTGCCATAGATGCGTCACGCTATCAAACTTTTACCAACAAATTAGGCAAGGCAGGCAAGTCCATTGAGAACGTCAGAAATAACATTCCTGGCGCTAGAGTTATCATGCCGTTTGTTCGTACTCCTATAAACATCATGAGCTTTACGTTTGAGCGTACCCCATTAGCCCCAATAATGCAGTCGGTTCGAGATGAAATTGCTGCTGGTGGTGCTAGACGAGATCTTGCTTTAGCTAAGATTACAATGGGTTCTATGGTTATGGCGGTATCTGCTGACCTAACTCTTAGCGGAAGTATTACTGGAGCAGGGCCGGTTGATCGAGACCAGAAGAACATATTACGAGCTACCGGATGGCAACCATATTCAATCAGAGTTGGTGATACTTATTATGCCTATAATCGTTTAGATCCTACTGGTGCATTATTAGGTCTTGCAGCAGATATGGCTGAGATTATGGGGCAAACAACTGAGGCAGATGCACAGCAATTAGCAGTAGCGGCTGGTCTTTCGGTTGGTCAGAACATGGCAAGCAAAACGTACATGAGCGGGCTAGTAGATTTCATGGACGCTTTCTTTTCATCTAGCACAGATCCAGAAGCGAACAACTACAAGTTAAATTCTTGGCTGACAAGAACTGCTGCATCAGTAGTTCCTGCTGGTGTTGCCGCGTTAGAACGATCTATAAGCCCAGAATTGACTGCTACTTATGGGATATTAGACAGAATCAAGTCTAGGATTCCAGGGTACTCTGAAGGTTTGCCGCCAAGAAGAAACATCTTTGGCGAGCCTGTAGTACTAGAAGGCGGTATCGGGCCAGATATTATGTCTCCTATCTACGTTAGTACTGCTAAAGAAGACCCTATAGCTGACGAGTTAGTAGCGCAACAAGTATCGATTTCTATGCCAAGAAGGGTCATAAATGAGGTAGAATTAGACGCTAACCAGTACGATAAATATATACTGTTGTACTCTGGCCAAGACAATAAAGGCATGAAAAGCGTTCCTTTAAAGGCCAAATTGAAAGAATTGTTTGCAAAACCTGGGTACAAGCGAGCTACTGATGGCCCAGAAGGCGGTAAGGCTCTAGCAATACAAGCAGTATTCACCGCGTACAGAGACTCTGCCAAGGCACAGTTAATACAAGAAGATCCAACACTCGAAGCTGATGTGCGTACTGCAACAGTAGAAAGAGTAGAGAAATTAACAGGACGCTAGTATGACAGTATTAGACAACACTCCAAGAGACCAATACACCGCTACCGGTGGCCAAGTTGCGTTTTCATACACGTTTGAGATCGCTGCTGAAGGTGATATTGCGGTCTTACAGAACGGCACCTTGCTCAACTTGGGTGCTGGTGCTGGCGAATATGCGGTTACTGGCGTAGGTTCAGACACAGGCGGCGTAGTTACACTGGTCACTGGTGCAACTGCTGGGGACATCATAACCCTATATCGTGACATGGCATTAGAGCGTCTCACGTCCTACACCAATGGCGGTGACTTCCTAGCGGCAGACGTAAACAACGACTATGACCGTCTATGGCTAGCACTCCAGCAGAATACTGGTGTATCAACTAGAGCCCTAGTAGCGCCTAATACCGATCCTACTGACATTAACATGACGATCCCTGCTAAAACGGCTCGTCTAGGAAAGCTATTACAGTTCAATGCTACTACTGGCAATCCAGAGGCGGTATCTGCAACGACCGGTACTCAAGTTGTATCGATCACAGACTTTGGTGCATCTCCATCGGCATCTGGAGCGGTCAATGCTGCGGCTATCCAGGCAGCTATTGACTCAGTAGAACTGAATAATACGGGAATTGTTTACTTCCCTGCTGGCAATTACGAGATTAATTCTGGCTTGGTTATAAGCGACATTGGCGTAATTCTAAGGGGTGACGGTGGCAATTCATCTATTACTAAGATTACAGCCACGCATACGACCGGCCCAGTAATTAGGATCAAGCAAAGATCTTGCGGCGTTGAAGGCATAGCGATTGACAGCGATGCTGCTAGATACGCTGCTACCGTAGCAGATGGTCACGGGATTTACTACGAGCAGGATGATAATCCAGGGCAGTCTATGTCCCGTGGCAGGTTCTACGATGTTAACATTCTTAGACAGCCTTTAGACGGTCTTCATATTGCTGGCGGGTTTGAGTTTGGCGTTGTTGAATTGGTTACTGTTGCAGACTGCAAGCGACATGGATTTGTTTTAGATGACGGAACCAGAAGTGGCAGAACAAATAAGGACTTAGCTCCTTTTCAGTTTAGCTTGATAAATTCTAGGGCTATTGAGTGTGGTGGTAATGGGTTATTACTTGGTGCTTCTGGCGAAACTTTAACTACCCAAAACGGCTACTTTAATAACTTTGAGGCATTAGGTTGTTGCTGGAGTTCTTCGACAAGAGAGTCATTGTTCCAGATTGATTCCCGTTGTAATGGTCAAGTGTTTATAAATTCTGATGTAGAAGATCAACAATACGCAAATACCACAACTGCTACTACTGGATCTACTAGAACTGCTAATGCCACGCCAGCCAAAGGCTTTCAGTTATCTGGCTCAAGAACCACCATGATTGGCCCGTACTTTTCATCATTGTTGTCTAGTGTTGAATCTGGTGCTGACGATATAACAATCGAGCACCCAAGAATATTTGCAGGAACCTATGCCGTCAATCAGGCTAATGCTTTTATTTTCACTTCACTTGTTCAAGGCGTTTACTTTAAAGCAAGCACTAACCAGACGACTGGTGTAACAAATTTAATCCAGAATCAATCAAACAATGCTGACATCTTCATTGACGGCAAGCAGTACAAGGGTAATACATACAGTCTTGGAGACTTTGAGGTACATAGTGATGGTGTCGAAAGGACGGTAGTAAGCGGTTCTTTAGATATATCAGAGGATTTTGTATTTGTTAAAGGTGAAGGCAATACAACCGACTCTGTTACTACATTAAGACTGGCTTCTGGGATCAATGGCTTTAACGGGTTGATAGTCCATATCATCAATCGCAACGCTTATACCATCACACTAAATCACAGCACTGGTAATATGTACTTTGCAGCAGGAGCAAACAAGGCTCTTGCACAATATCAGGGCGTAACGCTGGCTTACAGCGAAACCGGCAACGCATGGATAGAGGTTTAAATTATGACTATTAAACAATTAGGCGGTGTATTTGGCCGCAACCCTACATTCAACAATGTGACCATCGAGGGTACGCTAACCTTTGACGGTGATATAGATATTAATTCAGACCTGACTATTGAAGATAATCTTTATGTTTTAGGCTCCGTGGGAATCGGGAATACGAGCCCAGCTACAGCTCTTGATGTCACGGGCAGCGTCACGGCGGATGGGCTTACTGTTGATGGCAATGCTCGCATTGAGGAAATAGGCGCAATAGCTAAACTGACGCTAGAGCGCGGCGGTTCAGCCAACGCCGCCGATAGTGCGGCAGTGGATTTGCTAGAAACCAATGCTGGCTCAGAAGGCGCTAATTTTGGTGATGCGGCGACAAACGGTTTCAGACTAAAGCTTGATGGAAGCGCCAACGACTTTTTAATTCAGTCGGGTGCTTCTGGAACAGTAAATACAAGGTTTGGTATTGATAGAGACTCTGGAGACATCAGCTTCTACAATGCGGCGGGCAATTCACAAGCTCTTTTCTGGGATGCCTCTGCGGAGTCTTTGGGTATTGGCGACACCAGCCCCGCAAACGGCAACTTAACAATTCGCGCCGCTTCTACAACAGGAACCAAAAACGGTCACATCATGTTGACTGGTGACAGCGCCACCAATGGTCAAGGGCCACAGATAGTCTTTTCAGAAAGCGGTATTAGCAGTAATTTTGCTGGCGCTTCTGTTGGATACGTTAGAACTGGAAGCAATGGAATTGGAGATTTAGTGTTTGGCACAAGAGCAATATCTGGTGACGCAGATACTGTACCAACAGAAGCCATGCGCATCGATTCATCGCAGAACCTACTGGTGGGTACTACGACTACTGATGGCGGCTATGATGAAAGTGATGGCGGTGCAACTACAGTATTTACAGGAGCTTCTATTGGTGGCGCGGCTAATGGTACGGCATTTGTTTCTCGCAGAGCAGCACCCCTACAGTTAAATAGACAGGCTAACGATGGTGACATAGCAGTCTTCCGCAAAGACGGCACAACCGTAGGTAGTATTGGTAGTGAAAGCGGCAGTATGTACATTGAAGGAAATCCTGCTGCTGGTAAATCGGGTTTAACATTTTTTGGTTCTTATATTGAACCAAGAGATGATGGCTCACCTGCTGATAATGCTATTGATCTTGGAAGCTCAGATAATCGCTTCAAAGACCTCTACCTGTCAGGCGTTTCCTATAACGGTGACGGCAGTGCCGCAGCGCCTTCAATTTCATTTGGCGCAGATACCAATACGGGTTTTTATAGAGTAGGTTCTGACCAAATAGGTTTTGCTACAGCAGGAACTATTAAGGCAAAACTGGATGCCAACGGGAACTGGTTTGTGGGTGGTACGTCAGTAGGTGATTCTGATTCGTGTGCTATTGAATCGTATGGTGCAATAACAATAGCTAGAGCTTCTGGTGTTGGCAGAATCCATATGACCTTCACAAATGGAGGAGCTACCGTTGGTACAATTTCTACAACTGGTTCAGCAACAGCCTACAACACATCATCAGACCAACGCCTCAAAGAAAACATTGCAGACGCTGATGACGCTGGTAGCAAGATCGACACCATTCAAGTACGCAAGTTTGACTGGAAAGCTGACGGCTCACACCAAGATTACGGCATGGTTGCTCAAGAGCTACTTGAGGTTGCGCCAGAGGCTGTGTCAGCACCAGAAGACTCCGAAGAAATGATGGGCGTTGACTACAGCAAGCTAGTCCCAATGATGCTCAAAGAAATCCAATCACTACGCGCACGAGTCGCACAACTAGAATCTTAACAGGAGAAACAACATGGCAACATTTAACTGGGTAATCTCTACCCTTGAGCGTGACCTTCAGCCAGAAGACATGGACGGTGCGGTAATTGTGGCCCATTGGCGCTGCAATGCGTCTCAGGACGACTACTCAGCTACCAGCTACGGCACTTGTGGCTTCACGCCAGACCCGTCTAGCCCAACGTATGTACCCTATGCAGATGTTACCGAAGAATTGGCATTGTCCTGGTGCTTCGCTGATGGGGTAGATAAGGATGCTATCGAGGCCAGTCTCCAGGCTAACATTGATGGACAGATTAATCCTGTTACTGCTAGCGGAGTGCCTTGGTAATGCCAACATTAAAGGTCGATGATACTGAGTACGAAATTGATGACATGTCACCTGAACAGCAGAAGATGGTCAGGCGCGTCTCAGAGCTGAACGATCAGATCGAGGAGATCCGATTTGTAATCACTGGGTATATTAATACCATCAAGTCGGATTTAGACAATAAGGAAAATGAAGAATGACTACTCTAGTAGAAAAAACAATCACTGCTGAAAACACTTTCAGCGATTCATTCAGGTTCGATGGAGACTTTAACTTTTCTATCCGAGGCACACTAACTACGGGTACTACTGTCACCGTACAACGTAGTATCGATGACTCCACTTGGACTGACGTTGATACCTTTACGTCCATTAGCGAGAACGTAGGCTTTGAGCCTGAGTTACTGTTCTATCGTGCTGGCGTTAAGACTGGCGAGTTCGGTGCTGGAACCAACATCACGGTACGCTTTGGCGCCAAGTGGATGACTCTGACGTAGGTGATGACATGCAGGAAGAAGCTAAAACAGTTATGGATTCATTAGCGGTAGGAGGCACTGTGGCTACACTTGCTGGATGGCTTCCTAGTGTTGCTAGTTTGTTCACGATCATCTGGTTAGCGTTGCGTATCTGGGAGTCTGATACTGTTCAGAAACTTGTTAAACGAGATGGCTGATGGAAACGTGGGAGGTTATTGTCTCAGGCTGGCCCATTGCTGCTGGAGTATTCATCCTCGTGCTAACGATTGGAAAGATCTTAAACCGGCTAGAAGTTCTTGAGCAGAAAATGATCGAGGCTTGGAAAGCCATTAACGAGTTGATCCGAAAATGATGCAAGCACTGATAGGGCCGATCACTAATCTAGTCGGTGGCTGGTTGAATAACAAGGCCGAGGAGAAGCAAGCTAAACATCAAGCTAAACTCCAGGTCATCCAGAACAATGCTGATTGGGAATCCAAGATGGCAGATGCCAGTGCTCATTCGTGGAAGGATGAGTTCTGGACTATCATACTATCAATCCCTATCTTCATGGTTGGTTATGCCATAGCCATCAACGATATTGGTGTGATCGATAGGGTTGACGCTGGGTTCAAGGCGCTGTCACAATTGCCTGAGTGGTATCAATACCTGCTGTTCATTGCGATCAGTAGTTCATTCGGTATCCGCGGTGTATCCAAGCTGATGGAGATGAAGAAGTGAGCGAGTCGTTACTAAAACGTATCGGTGTATCTGGGTATAACAAACCTAAGCGTACACCTAAGCATCCTACTAAGTCTCACGTCGTGGTGGCCAAGTCTGGCGATCAGGTCAAGACTATTCGGTTCGGTCAGGCTGGTGTCAGCGGATCTCCCAAACGTGAAGGCGAGTCTGAATCTCGTAGAAAGAGACGTGAATCATTCAAGGCACGTCATAGAAAGAACATAGCCAAGGGCAAAATGTCTGCGGCTTACTGGGCAAACAAGGTGAAATGGTAATGAG